TTATGACCATCCGAACTCCTCCTCCTCCTCTGATTCATATAGTTCTTCGTTAGATATGTCTATTGTTAATTCAAAAAAAGTTCCTGGATAATAATTTTTGAGACGGCATTTAGAAGTAACTTCCCCATCTTCTATCTTAACTTTAGCATAATTAGACAGTATTTGTACAGTACCAATATTTGAACTTGTTAAACTTCTCATAATATTAGGAAGTCCTGCTCCTCTATTTCTTGGCGTGGATCTAGTAGATACACCTTCTTCAAGAGCTTTCAATAGTAACTCTAACTCATCTTCTAAATCGAATGTGGTTCTCATTACATTTGGTATTCCTAAGCCAAAATCTGATGCAGTTATTACCACTTCATTTCTCCTAGGAAAAAATTGGCCAAAAACACATCCGATTCTTTTCGAAGAGTGATCCTGAATATTATTAAATATTTCTTCTATTCCCACCTGTATGTTAGAAAATTCAGCATTTCTTCCTGTCGATTTCTGAAGCCATTGTTTCAAAGTTACTCGATTCCACTGATAGCTATCTTGTACTTTCAACAACCTAATAGGTAATGTTGTTGATCGTAACTCTCCATTTCCAAATATATTATTAACATCAAAAAAATAAGAGAAAAATCCACAATCTTCTATATAAGCCATAGCTTGTCTATGTTTATAATTAGTAGTACTAGAATCTATTTTAATCTCCATTTCTACACTTTCAGATTCTTTTAACCACATGCATAAATTATATAGAACAGCAATTCCGCCGGGATCACAAAATTGTATTCTTGTTAAATCAAAAATGAATTTTGAATCCAACGGATTCAAATCAGGCGAAATTATTTGACAAAGCACATCGTTTATTTTATAAATTGTAAACTTCTCTGGTATTGTTACTACCGTAGACAAATGCAGCACCCCTAAAATTTTATATTTGCTGATTAAAAATTTTACTTAACTATCACCAGAATAAGTTTATCTAAATAGTGAAACATTGTCTATAATAACTTCATAATGCTTTAAATAACTAAACTATCTTCATGTACTGCCCCTCAAAAAGAGGGGCTTTTTTATCGCTTAGGAATAGTCAAAACATACTCTGGAAAACGAATATCCACTGTTTGTCCATTGATCGTATTTCCGTTAGAGTCGTTTGTTCGTCGTAACATCGGAAAGACTCTTTTCCCTGCAAATTTACGGATATCTAGTGTGCCATCCAATCCAAATCGTAGGCCACTAGGTAATCCATAGGCTACATTCACATCATCTCTGATAATGCCCGCTGACCGACAACGACCAATTTCAACATCCGGATTGTCGGCATCCATCCAGAAGACATATCCTTGATTTAAATGAGCTGCACCATTGATTGGCACTAACCAAGCACCAATTCGAAAAATACCAAGAGATAGCTCATTAAACACTTCTAGCTTACCTACATAATTACCCACAGTTTTTGGTGGGCTTGCTAAAATAATTTGATCATGTGTCTGTGGTGTCGCTTGAATACTACCACTTCCGCTTGTGTTGTAGCCAAGCACATTCATCACCGCACGGATTGCCTGATCCATATTCTGATCTAATCGTCGCATGTCATTTGCATTATCGATAAAGCACCATTCGATCAATAATACATTGACGCCCGGATTAGTGTTACGGTGTACAAAGAACGTTGTGGTAGGCTTTGCTCCACGATTCGGAATTCCCAACGTATCCGCAATCACTTTTGATACAGCTGCCGCTAAAATACGCATCTGTTCGTTACCAGCCCAATAGAAAACCTCAACACCAGTTGCCTGACCATTAAAGGCATTCAAGTGACTCGTGATTGCTACCCCTGATCCCGCCGCATTCATAACCGTGACTTGGTTCTGCAAGTTTTGGTTAACAGTCGTGCCAACGTTATCTGTAGAATCGCGCACACTTGCAATTGCTTGCATCTTTTGGGTGATTGTTCGTACAACATCTGCTTCACGTCGCCCGTTTCCTACTGCACCTGGATCCATCCAGTTGGAGCCATTTTTTCTTCCTCCGTGTCCGGCACCGTTTGATCTGATCGTCATTTTACTTCACCTCTTCCTACGTAATACCAGTCCAGCATCAGTTGATCCGGATCATCTGTTTTGGGTCGTTGCTTCTGCTCAAAATCAAATGCTTCCATTTTGCCAGTTTCTGTAAATTCAGCTGCCACGGTCACGGTCGTTCCTTCGATATTGTTAAGAGTGTGTGCGGCATCCTCGATCGTGTTCTCGTCATTTTGAAACTCCGGTTTGACTACTTTGTTGTACTCTTCTAAAAATTTTTCTTTGTTTCTCATCGTATTTACCTCCTAAATATTTAATAGAAAAAGATCAGCCTTTCGACTGATCCTGTTCTTTATAAATTAAGTTTTCTGTACCTTCTTGGCCATCACCATAATCCGGTGGATCAACGTCTGGTTTAACCATGCTGTTTCCTAAATCAAATAATCCACCAGCAGCTAATCCTGATACAGCCCCAGCCCATGCGTAGATTGCTAAATCTTGTGGTGCTAGGGTCATTGCATAAAGCACCCCTAACAAAATACCCGCAATCACATTGATCACGGGTAAGAGTTTGTAATCCTTCATTTGTGTTTTAATTAATCCTGTGACACCAACGACTAGTGGTGTAATAATACTTGAAGCAGCTAAGATTTCTGTCATGTTATTTTCTCTCCTTTCCAATTTGCTTAAAAATAGATCTGATTTGTTCTTCGATAATTGAGAGCCGATTGCCATACTCAGCCTGGCTTTTTTCTACACGGATGATCGTCTTTTCTAATTTTCCTAACGTGTGATCAAGTTTCGTGAACATCGCATAAAATTTCGCCACGCCCACCATCAACGATCCACCGAGTGTTATGATTGCGATCCACTCCCCGATAGTAATTCCCTCCATAAGTCACCACCTATTCTACTTCAGTCAGTAGTTTTTTTAATTGTTTTTCAGAAATTGCTAACGGCACAAACATTCGGACTTGTTCGGCAGTGAAAAAACCTTGGCGATACATTCGTTCAATTTGTTCATAACTAAACATCTTGGAGCGCCTCCTTTACTTCGGCCAACTGATTGGCAAGTTGAATATCGTTCATCATAAGTGTGGCATTCAGTTGTCCCATCTGTTGAATTTGTTCACCTTTACATTCATCTTGCTTTTTTAATTCTTCATACAAACATTCAAGATTTTCCAATTTTTCACGAAGGGTTGCGTTTTCTAATTCTTGCCAACGGTTTTCTGTCGGAATAAAAAATTGATCTGCTAATTCAATTCCTTTTAATGGTGGGACATCTGTATACGGAACAGATATCACACTATCGTCTAGGACTTCCCCAACATATTTTCCGCCAGTTCGTCCATACTGCCAAATTGATTTCATATTTTCCTCCTTTTATGCTGCCAAAACTTCTTTGATATACACTTGATCAACACCCCAATTATTCACTGAAGCAGTGGTAAAATTAGTTTCTGTCACAAGCGTGACACGTTCTCCAGCATTAAACTTTCTTACACAAAACCAGCCAACATCATTGCGCCAATTCAATGAACCAGCAATACCAGCTACACGCCAATCGCTGGCTCCGTTTACACGCATCCCAAGATAAGCATAGTAACTGGCATCGTTCGTTTGACAGGTAAATTTACCGACAAATTGGAGCGCACAGTTTTTTAGAATCGTTAAAGTTTTATTATCTTCAGATAGTGTAAATAAATCATTCGTTTTTGATCGCTGATTATCATAAGCATACGGATTACCCCAATTTAAAACAGTACCATTTGAAACAGGTACTCCTGTTAATCTTCCACCAATTAAGGATATTCCAAAGGTTTCAGTTGATATACGTTCACCTTCAATATAAGGCTGTTCAAGAAAATCCTTTGTCCCTTCAATAGCCTGTGGCTCTGTCAGACTTACTTTGTCATTCAACCTTTTTTCAGTGTGTTCAGGTGTGACATCCCAGCTGTAGTCGTATGGATTATTACTGTCTTTCAAACCTTCACCAAAGTATCTATGCTCAGAAATATCGGGAGTAGCTATCCCTCCTTTTTCTATTTTTAATGAGTTAATCGTTACTTGCCCCATGGTTGCTTGAGGAAATTGATAAATTTGTAATGTGCTAGGAGAAACACTCCCATTCAAATTCACTTCTGAAGGAGTGAATGTCAGTCGCCAAGTATCCGCAACTCCTTCTACTATTTCCATGTCACCAATATTAGAGGTACTATTCGGACCAGTCGTATACACTCTAAATGATTGCGGACCTAGCTTAGTTCCTTTCAAAGTTAATGTATACGTCTGATTAGCAATAAATGGTTCAATCATTTCAGCAGAATATACTAAATATTGTCGACTACTTATCGGGAAAGCTTGTTCTTTATTCGCTAAATTGGCATTTAATGGAGTCTTTGAGATCTGATACGGTTCAATAAGTAGGTTGGGTTGATAAGGCGTAACAACCGCTCCTTCTTCTATCTTTATGTTTCGAAGAGATATTTTGCCTTTAATACGGCTTGAAGCTGTAACGTCTTGTAAAACTACATACCATTGTTGAGGCAGTGTCGTAGCATAAGTTGCTATTTGCGTACCTTTGATTGTCTGCCAGCTATTAGTAGAGATAAGTATTGGTCTATCTGTAGCCAACATAACCTGTCCTCCAGTCAAATAATTAGTAGTTAATCGAATATTAGAGGCATCTCCCTCTAAACCTTCATGTAACATAATCTCAGCGCTAATTGTGTATCTCTTTCCGTTTTTAAGAGCGGGTAAACGCATGCTTGTATTAAATTTAGTTAGTTGTGCAGATCCATCTAACGTGAAAATGATCTCGCCATCCGGCCCATCCTCAACTGTAGCTCCATTTCCCGATGTAAAATGATCGGCAGTGATTTTTGGTAACAGATTGGCGTTTCCTGAATAGTCGTAATTACCGAAATCAATACTGTTTGAGTACATCCGTTTTAGATTACCCAGCTCGTTGATTTGTTGCTCAGTTTGATTGATTTTTTCATCCAGCATTTTTACCTTTTCTTCCAAACTAACCGATTGGTCATTTGCTCGAGCAAATAGTTTTTCAATCTCCTGTTTGGTTGAATCCGTCAATTCTTCTACTTGCTGGGCAAACCAATTAAACCCATTGAAGTAATAGGCATCAATTTCGTTTGTCGTTTCTTCCAAAGGACTACGATGGATCCTGAACCTAAATCGTCCAGCAGTATCAAGGGACTGTTGATTTGGAAAGTTTACATAAACAGAACCCTCTACAACTCCCTGATACCCTAAAATATTTTCTTCTAATACAATATGCACATGACCATTGACCGGATCATCTACTACAGCTAAATAATCATGTCTCGCTAGCCCACCCTCGGCCGTCTCTAAAGGGAACGTTAATCGAATTGGAATAAGTGTTCCTTTCGGGATAGAAAAAGCCACTCCTTCATTTTTTAAAAAGAAGTCGATTTTTGCCGTTCCACGGTCATGAGAATAAAAAGTGGTCCCGTTATCAATGATAGCTTGTTGGACCGTATCAATAACAATGGGTTTGTTTGCCACCTTAAAAAACTGATTTTCTTCCATTTACAACACCGTCCCTTTAGTTACAATCAATCCGACACCTGCAGTTTGAGTCGCTGTACTAGCAAAACCGGAAGGCGTGTTTCCTCGTAAAGTCGCTGAATCACAACGAAAACCTACGGTATTTCCAGAACCCGAAATATCTCCCACGTTAATTTCTGCCATAAGTCGTGAATGAATCGCGAGCGCTTGATTCACAAAAGTAGTTCGCCCATAAACATTCATCTTCGATGCCCCGCCACAATAGAGCGCATTATAAGCCGCTTGTTGGGTGGACTCCCCAAATTTACAAGAAGCGATCGCCATATAGCCACCTTGCTCATTAACGATTCCATATCTTCTTCCTTGGAAAATAGGAGCATTTGCAGTATCCACTATTTGAATACCTAAAATTTGAAAATAGCCACTACAGAAGAAGAAGCCAATACTTCTGACTTTTACCGGCAAATCATGAGTAGCTGGCACTAAGGTTTCTTGACTTTGAATCGTGCGAATAACCAATGAACTCCCCTGAATATTTGCTACTCGGACATCTTCTAAATACACCCCGTCTTCTACCCAGATCGTAATCGAAGAAAGATTTAAAAGCGGAATCGTATTGACGGCCATTTGGATGGTTTGAAAAGGTCGTTCCTCTGACCCAATACCCGTCCGATCATCCCCTCGTGTAGCAGAAACATAGATGTTTAATGTGGCTGCACTAGGTGAAAACAGTTGTTGAATGACTTCGTTAATCTGTTCGACTGAAGCCCCTTGATTGGCTAATTGAAGTTTTAGCTCACGTATACGCCTAGCAACGCCTTGTTCTCCGCTTAATAATCGATCGTTTAAGGTTGGATAAGCCGTCCCCTCATGATCCACTCGTGCATCTACCACTTCAGTGGGTGAATTTCCTCCGACACTAAGGACCAGATTAGAAATCCGTTGGTTGGTGGCAAGCTGTTGCGTATGGATTGAGTCGACTTCTTGTTTTGTTTCACGGACATTATGGTTAAATAGTTTCTTCCATTCACTTGAAATCCGATTACTGACTAATTCTTTTAAATTCATTACACCACTCCTTTCTGTCGTAATTGAACCAATAGTTTCGTCATTGTTTTTTTAGTGTTCGAGAGAACCACTTCAGGTGGTTTGTTCGGTACTAAGGGAAATGTTTTAAGCCCAACTACTTGAATATACGTAGAAATTCCCATCGGCTCATAAATAAAGGGAACGTGATCGCCTTTTTGTATTGGCGTCTTCCACTTCAACTTAACGACACCTGAAATATTCGGTGTATCTTGTAGATCATTTCTCAAGCGTTCCATCATACTTTCCTGATGATGATAGCGTTCATCTCGAACAGGATCTTGAATTCGAATCCCCCATTTTGCCGATTCTTGACTGGTAAGTGTGACTGGAGGGAAAACATAATCACTCTCCCGAGGATCATCTGTTTCCACACCTTCTTTCAACGCGCCAAATCCACGAATCTGGGTTTTTAAGTTGTACGTGTCAATGTCGAATATCACTTCATCCGTATTATGCTTAAATCGAATCGGCTCATGGACTTTTTTGCCAAACGCATCGGCGGACATAAAGCGTAAATGTTTATTGTCCGGAACAACAACTAAACGAAAGTCCTGTAGGACTTCATTGATCAACCGTAAATAATTCGCATCTCCAAAGTTTTCCTTGTCAGTTGCTGGAAATCCACCGCTTAACTGCCAAGTAAAACCGCGAGCACCTGTTCCTAGTATGTGCATCAAGAGTTGCATCGGGGTTCGCCGACCGGTAATTTTATTGTATTGATACCCGTCTTGAATCGTGTAATAGACATGTGTGGCCACAACTTTTTTATACACCGCTTCTCCAACTGCCGACTCTTGCATTTCTTTGATGACAAATTGTTGGCCTTGAAAGATGGCAGAAGACTCGTAAGTCACTAAATCATACACAACACGGTTTCGAATTGTTTTTCGAATAACAAAACCGACTTCCCACGTTTCGTTCATTTGCCAGTTTTCATAAAAAGACCCCTGATCGTAATCGGTCAGGAGTTCTTCTTGTGTTTCTTCATAATTTCGAATCGTTAACATTGGTTCACCTACTTATAAAGAAATCGGAAATCCCATTCGGATTTCACACGACTGATATTTTGTAATTCCATGTGATTTTCGCCGGGTGCTAATGTGATCACTCCGTGGTTCGTATCAATGCCGCAAGAGACCCCATTTTTACGTGGATAGACACTTTCTAGCACTAAGGATTCTCCGTAGCGACGATGCAGTGGTGGGTAATAAATAAAACGATCACCGGTGGTTCGATTGAACAAGATAAACTCTCCGTCTGATTCCCCTTCGATTCGAATCGTTAAGTCATGTTCTCTGGGATCAATCGTGAAATCTCCCCCGTTGAAAATAGTAAACCGACTCGTTTCATGGGTATATTGATACTCTTCTGCCACTAAACCTTGCGAAAATTGCCAGTCCTCTTCTAAGTTAAAATTAGACTGAGTACTTGCGATTGATTCGGAGCTCCCAGGGAACACCGTGAAAGAAAGGGCGAACATTCCTTTTTGAGGCATGATTTTTTGTACTTCCCAGGGCTCCGGAACAACTCTAAATCGTTTCCCAGGTTCTCCAGAATAGCAAATGTAGTAAGGATCCTCTCTGTAAAATAAACTTCTCATCTCGTTAACGACCAGACGCCAATCGTACAGATTTCGCGAAGCCAATCGGAAAACCAAGAAGAATGGAAAGCTGTCGTAGGCAAAGTTAACCAGGCGACTTCCATCACTTCCTGAAAATTGTTCAAATTGATACACAGGCTCAGGAGAACCCGGACCCACATCCGCAATCCGTATCCCTTCAAACAAAGCGTTGAAATGAATAGTTCCTTCTTCACAGATTAAATAAATTTGTGTTTCTTCATGCAAAACCCACACCCCCTGTGTATTGTCTTTTATACATTTGTCTTCCTAGCGATTGGTCAAAAGTACTGGAAACCTTCTCTCCATCTAGGATTGAGTTCACCTTGATCGGACGACTATTCAGCACCCGTGCCAACTCAGCCATATCTATTGATGAAGATTGGTGGACAATCGTTTGACTGATTTTTTCGTTGGAAAGCTCTCTCCACATACGTGCAGAACCTAAAGCAACTTCTGGCGTGGTAATTTTCAACATGCCCGCCGACAAGTTATCTATCTCTTGGTAAGCAACTCCTGCATATTTTTCGATACCTGCGGCAATCCCCTCTGGAATCCACCGTCCGACCTCGTTCGCCATGACTTTCGAAGGACTATTTATATCCAACGCGCTTTTCATGGTGGCGGCAACCTGATTGGCAATTCTATTTGCGGTTGCCAATACAGAGGCTGTACCGGCATTTAATCCAGCATTCAATCCAGCCATAGCATCTCGACCCACTCCATTTAGCTGGTTAGGCAATCCTGAAAAAGCAGATACAACCGCCGAGCTAGTTCTTGATGCAGTTGAAACAGGTTGACTTGCAGATGAATTCATTCCACTATTTAATGAACTAATTGCGTTGCGACCTGCCATTTGCATCTGATTTGGCAACTGATTGAAGGATTGTACAATCCTATTTGATATATTTCTGGAAGTTGCGACAACCCTGCTCGACTCTGCCATCATTCCAGAATTCAATCGACTCATAATATCTCGACCGATCGATTGAAATTCACTTGGCGTATTAGTAAAGGTCCGTATCAAGTTGCTATTCAAAGCTTTCACAGTAGCTAATTGTACTTGCGATCCACTTTGGAAACTCATATTCATAGAATTCATACTATTGGAAGCTACCATAGGAAGCGCACTCAACGCGTTAGCTACATTAGGAACAACTTGATTAAAACTTACTGTCATATTTTTGATACCCATGTCGGTTTGTTTTACCATTTGGTCAACCAACTTATTTACTTCCGCAACAACCACTGGTCTAGTGGCTGCGATTCCCGTTGCAAGACCTTCTCCCACTGCTTGTCCGTACTCAGCATAGTTACCTTGGTTCATATGGCTAGATAGTTCATTATTTGGAGTGTCTGCGACAGCTTTAGCACTTTGTTGCACAGCTTCTTGACTGCTATCAATCCCTTGTGCTACACCTCGACCTACCTCTGTTCCACTTTCCTTAGTTTTTTCTGTAGTCATCTCAGCTTGAATAGTATTTTCTGGTATCATTCCTATAGCTTTAGCTGCTAACTCAACATCGGCATTAGATTGATTAATTCCTTCACTTAATCCTTTACCTGTTTCTTGACCAGTCGGAATATAACGATTTGCTTGTATGGTTTCCTGAAACATTGTTTCTGGAGTTTGTGCTACTTCTTTAGAAGCTTCTTCTACTGAAGTAATATTATCTAAAATTCCTTGCCCCAATTTTGTTGGTGGTGCTGCACCCATTGAGGCGTAGTCTGTTTGTTCTAGTTGAGGACCCATAACTCTCTCTGGCGTTTGAGCAACTTCCTTTGCTGCTTCCTCTACTTTTGGGGTTGCTTCTACCATCCCATCGCCAATTTCTTCGACAGATTGACGTCCCCACTGTGCAAAGTCTTGCCCCTCTGTTCCTCTCCGTAAAGATGCCTCACTTTTTTCTGGAATTAATCCAAATTTTTCAGCAACAGTTTCCGTTTCTTCACCAACGATATTCCCCATACTCGCCATCGCTTGCTTCATCGTCGCATCCGCAGTCCCATTTAAATCACTAATGTGCTGTTGTGCTGTTTCTGGTAATTTACCTAATTCAAGATCTAAATTTTCAACAAACCACGCCGATTGTTCAGCTGACATTTTTGGTAGGTCCTCCATATGAAGACCCATTTGTTTCAGCAGGCTTTTTGTATGTTCTCCACCTAACTCCGCTAATGAACCAAGATTCAGCCCCATCTCATCAACCATTTGCTGTGTTTGAAGCGCACCCGCCGGGCCTAGTTTTTCAAGTTGCATAATAATGCCATCATCTACACCGGCCTTCGCCAAAATGGCAACATTGGTCGACCAAGTTCTCATAGCTTCAGCATTTTTTTGTAGATTTTCCTTCATTTGATCCAAGCTGATTGCTTCTTGTTGTTCAATCTGCTTAAAAGCATTCCCTGATTCTTCTACCAGCTTTTTGTACATGCTATTCATTGATTCCAAGGCAGCTTGTTGTGCATCAGATAGAACATTCCATGAAGTAATCATCTGAGAATTAGCTTCTGAGACGGTCTCTGCGACTGCTCGTCTTTTCTCTTGCTCCTCCGCGTACAATTGATTTCGTTCGGATTGATTTTCAACAAGTAAACCTTGAAGTTCATCTTCCTTCTGGGACAGTCCTTCCAGTGATTCTTTGACTTTTTTCTTTCCATCCACGCCAGATTCTGAGGCTTCTTGCTCCAATCTCATACGTTCTTTGGCTACTTCAGTTAATGAGGATTGAATGTCTGCAGCTTCTTGATTCAACGTCTTTTGTCGTTCGGTTAGCCGATTGACTTCTTCCATTCCTTTAGAAGCTTCAATCCGTTTGTTTATTTCTTCTGTGGTTGCATTAAGCAGGCCTGTTTCTTCATCGTAAGAGAGATTTAGACCAGTCACTGAATTATTCAGTTCATCAACTGCATCAGCCATCAATTTTTTATCCGCAGTCGATTTATCTTCAATTGCAGAAAGCCTTTGTAATTCGGCTGCTAGATCCTTGTTTCTTTCTGCATTCGACTCGATCACTTTTGCTTGTGACTCAAATTCTTTTGCACTGGACTGGGTTGACTTTCCGACATTATCTAGATCGTCTTTTAATCCATCTAATTCACTAGCTAATTCTTTGGTCTTTTTACGTGTATCTAAAAAATTTTTTCCCATTATGGCTGCAGCTACACCAGCTGCTCCTAAAACAGCTGCTGTACCCGCGACTACTGGATTCAATAGAATGCTAGCTGCTGCCAGTGCCTTCTTCGCTGCTGCAGAAGCACCAGCAGCAATCGCATAGGTTTTTTGGGCGGCTGCTGCACCTTTTAGTGATGCTGCATTGGAAATGTTTGCTGCAACAACCGCTTTAGTGGTGGTGGCGTTCTGTAAGTTGAGACTGATTCCTAGTTTTGTAGCAACTGCATCAACTTTTTTAGCCATCGTCGCACCAGAAGTTGCACCGGTCAGGTATTTCAACATCTGAACATAAGATGCTGTAGCAACTGCTGCTTTCTGTACAATAAGTAGTCCACCAAAGGCAGTTCCTAGTCCAATAATTACAGGTGAAGCTGTCACAGCTGCGTCCTTCACAGCAATAACCCCACCGGTCATCGTATCAACAGCCGAAACAACAGGAGGGATTACACCAGCAATCCCATTTAGCGCACCTTCAAATGTTTTACCAAATCCTTGGATGTTTTCTTTCATCGAGCCAAAACGTGTTTCTGAGAATGCCTCGTCCATAGATGCGATAATATTTGCTGTTCCTCGGCTTGTTGCAGTAGCCATATTGGCAAACGATCCTGCCCAAGTATCCCCAGCTTGTTGAGCCATCCCAGAAACCGATGTGAATTCATTCCCACCATCACGCATCGCCTGTTCAACCGTATCAAAAAACTCATTGGCACTAATTTCGCCATCACGCAACGCATCACGAATACTTTGCATACTCATACCAGTCGCATCTTCATAGATTTTCCAAGGATCTACTCCACGGCGAACCATACGATCCATTTGCGCCATATTAACCGTTCCGGTTGCTCGCATCTGGATCATTGCATCCATCACGTTATCCATTGTTTCTGCAGCGCCATCACCATACATGGCAACTGCATCACCCCAGATTTGATAACTTTTTGTCGATTGTTCCAGTGAGCCGTTTTGCATCACTAAACGTTGAACGGTCTGAGCCGCACTATCCAGCATGTAGTTTGTACCAACAACGACATCTCGAACGCCTTCCATCCCTGCAGCCGCTTCTTCTGAACTGCCAGTTAATCGAGTCATCGTATTTTCAAAGTTATTCAAAGTATCAATACGACCAAATGCACCATCCAATGACCCTTTAGCCATAGACAATGCAGCAGTCGCACCTTTGGTGATCAACATTGCAGCACTCAATTTGCCGACGCTGCCAGTTAAGAGATTCGCACTAGGATTAGGCTTTTCAAAGGAATCACCTAACTTATTTCCTGTTGTATCTGCGTGTTCTTGAAGGGCTAATAAATGTCCCTTCATTACATCAACGGCAGATCCTAATGCACTTGATCCACGTTTTGCGCCGGCTTCAATACTTTCTGAAATGCTCTTGCCTGCTTTAGTTGCTGACAATTCAACAGGAGGAACCATTTGTGCAGAGGACTTTTCTATTGACCCAAGTGCGCTAGCTGCTTGTTTTGAGCCTGACTCAAACGAATCCCCGATACTTCTGCCTGCCTTTGGTGACGTCGCTTCAATACTTGCTAGCATATTACTACTTGATTTTCCGATACCATCTAAAGAGCTCGTTGCCTCTTTAGCACCAGACTGGAAGGATCCGCCAAGCTCTTTTCCGATTTTAGGTGCAGAAGATTCCACGGAAGAAACCAAGCTTGTGACTGATTTAACGACACTGTCATTGGCCTGATTGGCATTTTTGGCACCAGAATCAAAGGATTCACCCATGATACTTCCTGACTTAGCTAGTTCAGTGCTCGTTGTGGCGGTTAGGTCCGCCACTCCTTTAGCCACGCTATCTGTTGCGGTATTAGCGGCCTTAGATCCCACTTCGAAGTTTTCACTTAATGATTTCCCAGCTTTGGCAGTAGCCGTATCAGTCGATCTTCCCAAATCAGTCATCGACTGTTCAACTGAATCCACTGCTTGATTAGCTACTTTCGCTCCTGTCTCAGTATTGGCACCCATATTATTACCAATCTTTTTTGTAATATCATCAGCATTTTTTCCTAACTGTCCAAAGTTTTTTTCAATTGAACTTATTACATTAGGAACCTGCTTGGCGTCCACATCAATCAGAATACTTATTTTGCCATCTTTAGTCATTATCTTCCTCCTCTCTATCCGTATTTAAGGCATAGTATCTTTGTAAATCTGTCATATCTCGCTTATATTCTTCTGAATCATTATTTCCTGGTTTCCAAGCTCGAATCTGCATAATTCGTTTAAGTGGAGTGTCTGAAGGCAGATTATGTAAAAGAGCTCTAAATTTGGACCAAGTCAGTATTCCCTGTTTATCAATTAAATCGATGTTATATGCTTGGATAAAAGAAGCGTAAATAGTCTCTGCATCCGCTGATATATCTATTAATTGTTCGTGCTCTTCCACAGAAAGTGGCTCTCCGTAAAAACTATATTTAATGAACGGTGGAACTTCCTTATGAATAAATTGGTCGTAAATAAATACCCATAGACTAAGTGCATCCTCAGATTGATAGCAACCTTCTCCAATTAATAAGTCTAGACATAGACAAGCTTTCTCATAATCAGTGAATATTGCCTCGTTTAACACATCAAAAGCATCTAATACAATGTCAAATGACAAATTAATCAAATACTCACGTTCTTTATAAAAAAAGGAAGTGACTTCTGGGTCATTTAACCTCATGTCACCACCTACTTTTTATTTGCTACTTTTTGCTTTTTCTTGTTATGAAACTCTTTAGTTAACTTTTCTGCTGCAAGCTCTCTATCCTTTTGTCTTTTTTTTGCTTGTTGTTCGACTTTTTTAGCAATAGCTTTGATAGTTGGTTCATAAGCACGTTCAAGTGCATCAAAATCTGGTACACATTCATATAATTTTTCAAATGTTCCTTTACCAAAGAAAAAATCATATTGATATTCAAGAGTCCCTTTAGCATGTTCTATGACTGTTTCAACATTAGTTTCGTGGATAGAATCTTCTTTAAGTTTTTGTTCGTATATGTCGAATTCCTCATAGTTTTCTTCTACAATAATTCGTTTTAAATTTTCCAATGAGCTATCAAACCAGATTTCAACACGCTCACCAGTAATTGGATTTGTAAATCCTACTGGAAAGCCAGAGAGTTCAATATCGATATCAAGTGTTTGTTTCATAATTACCTCCATATAAAAAAGAGAAGGCTATAAAGCCTCCCCCAATATTTTAGTTAGTTCGTCTTTTTTAGCATTTGACGGGTATTCTATATTTTTACTATCAAGTGTTTGTTTTAATTCTGGAATAGTTAGCCCAGTAGCTTTCAGTTCTTCTGGCTCTGGGCTGTCTGCTTTGAATAAGGTTCCCATTTAGGTGTAGTATCATATAGAACAGTAAATTCAATATTACCAAATTCAGTAGCCCCTCCAGTTTTCGTTTGAGGACTTGATAAAGTTGCAATTCCTTCCCTTTTCTTTTTGGGATTATCTCGATCATCTGTTACTCGAAAACCAATTTTCCGATCATCTCCAAATAAACCAATCATTTCATCAATTAATTCGGATGCTTCATCACCCTCAAAGTATTCACCCGTAAAACTATAGCCTAGTCGATGAGAGGTGATCGTTTGTTCTGGTTCTCCCGACCCATCAAAGAAACCGTCTCCATCATCAACTTCTTCTTGTGAGGCATCAGAGACACTCTTGATTTTTTTTAAACGAACCCAACCATCTTCAGTAATTTTTCCATCTTTCAATTTTTGAATTTCAAATCCAATTAGCGCAATTTTTTTTCGTTTCATAATATTCCTCCTATTTATCAAAATATAATGTTGCTTTGATTGCTAATCGATAATACAGAAATTTTTTGTCGTCATAACCTGTAAAAAAAGGTTCATCTACAATTGTTATTCCAACAAATTGATAACTATTGTTACTAGATGGAATATCTTCTTGTTCTTCTAGTAACTCACCTAGTTCAATCATTATCCGATCTGCATTTTCACATTTCGTTTTATAGACAAATTCATAATTTAGTTCTTTTTGTTTTGATCCATCCATAAAAGTTTCGACCGTTTTACCTCCAGGTAATGCGGTTAGACGCATCGACTCGTCTTTATCTAAAGAGTGAATACGGACTGGTACTGGTACTTGGTTCGATACTTCTAGCAACTGATCAATAAAATCCATTACCAATTCGCTCCCCTCTTGAATGCTTCTAACCAACTAGACATAAATATAGATTTTGCTTCTTTATCCCAATATGGACCAGTTCCCGGTGTAGTATAATTAGAAAATATTACCTGTGTTCCAAACTTATTTGTAAACCCTCCGTGATAATGAGCCAAAGCATATCGAGCATTCCAAGTAATCTTTTCTCCATTACTTTCAACAAAAGACATATCTCTCAAGTGTTGGCTCCTCATAGGAACAAATCTTTCATTCATATCTAAATGAGCTTTATTTGCCATTTCGTGCCGTCCATTTTGTATAGATGAATGACTTAATTTTATTTTTGCTCGACTTAAATCAATTCTTACAGATGCTCCCATTAAACTACCTCCAATTCATAAGCGAATGGTTCAGGAGAATCAGCAAGCAACGGAACGATTTTTGTGATTGTGTATTGTTCGCCAAAGATTTCAATTTGATCTGCAACTGAAAACTCCGGTAATGGTCCAGTGTATTTTTTCACCATAGAAATCAATGCATTTGGCGTTTGTACTTTCCCATCAATATCCCTTGGCTCAAATTTGACTGTGTCGTCAAAGCGGACATGCTCAATGGCTAAATCATCCTCAAAAATCGGCTCACTTCGTGGACCCATTCCGTTTTTCTTGCGATAGATCATCGCATGAGGGAAAAAACGTTTAGGTGGCATTCGCATTCTCATCGACTCACCCCACGATATAACAGCCCTGTGCCAGATAACTGCAGCATAGCGTCCCCAGAAAGAAGGGATACTTCGTTTGTCGATGACGAAACACCTTTGCTTTTAGAAACACTCATCCGTCCGATGGACCAGCTGTCAGGCTCTTGCATGCCAAACGTGGTAGTGGCATCTACTTCATGCATGTACTCGATTTGATAGGCAATAGCCAACTTAAAGGCATTGCGCCGCATCGGAATATCTGACTCGAGATCATTCCGCTGATAAAAACGTCTCGTTTGGATGTCCAACAATGCACTGGCTTTTCTCAGAAGCTTCCGGAAATCTTTTTCGGTCAGTTCCGTGTCACGATCCACGAGTCGCTTGTACTCTTTAAGAGACAGGTAGCCACATGGCTCGATGCTCTCCTGATCGTCAAAGCTTTCGTTCAACGGCTTACGTCTTATTCGTTCCATGGTTTTTCACCTCCATGAAAAAAGAGAGTGGTTATTCACTCTCTTTTAACAGCTCAATTAATTCTGGTTTCTTGGCAGTAGATGGATACTCAAAGCCAAGACGATCTAACTCAGCTCTAAGCTCATCAACTTTCATGCCATCGATGACAATTGATTTACCTTCTACCCCGGACTTCCCCGCTTCTTCCGGGGTCATGCTTTTGGGTCATCATAAGAGATATAGATTGCTGGACGTGCTTTCTTAAGTACCAAGCAATCGTAATAATCCAACCCTTTGATGGTGTCACGGTAACCGCCGCGATCCTGGTCAGCAGGGACCAAATCAATCGTATTGTACTTCTCGATTGGCTTAGCAACGGTGATAGGTGTCATAATGAAATTAATATGTTTGTCTTCATCGACCTGCAACCGATTTTTAGCAACCTTTTGGATGATGATGTTCGTGCCATCAAGCATCTCGACACGACGATCGATACCGTTAAATTGAACAGTGTTGGTGGTAAAAGTTTTAGAAACGCCATCTGCATTCTTCAATGCTTTGTAGGCCTCACTAGACATAAATGCCACAAACTGACCAATGACTTCTGTGTCAGTCATGTACGCTTCAGCATCGTCGAAGCTATCTAAAATATTAGATTTAGTGATTGTTTGTTTGACCGTTTTTCCTTTGTAAATCTTATCAGAAGTATCAAATCCAGCTTCAAGCAAACGAGCAACAGCGGTTTGATCTTTCTCAGGAATCGTAACCAATCGAGTGTGCTCTTCAATGACAGCACCTACTTGATACGCTGCATTTTCCGATTGATCTAAGCGATCCATGTCGTAGCCCATCCAACGTTCCTTTTCCAATTTTAAAGTTGACTTCTCAACTGAGATATTGTTTCGTTCATTTTCTTTATTTCGCTTATAATCGGCAGCAGTAAATCCTTGCATTTCATTTACACGAACTTCATGAGTCCCCACAAAATCAGCTTCTGTAATATCTTTTGCCCCTTGTGTCAATACTTCCCATACTTGCGACTCAGCTGCAAATTCCTTGTCGATTTTCGCTAAATCCTTACTGTCTAAAATTACTGGCATTTAAACCACTCTCCTAATTATTTTTTGTTCTTGCAATATTCTCTGCTAGATTATCTTTCCAGCTTTTTTCTTTAGGTGGCTCACCACCACCTGTATTACCAGCAGCCACAAACTGCTTTTTCTTTGGCTGTGGTGCAGGATCGCTTGATTGAAACAAATAGCCTTCATCTTTTTTCAGTGAGGCTACTTTATCATCTAATCCCTTGACCCCTTCGTCAGTCATTTCCAATTCATCTGCCTTCAACAAAGCTTTCACAGCTGTAATGTTCTTAGCTCCAGCTTGTGTTAAAGCTAATTCGATCGCAGCGTTCTTACGATCTGCTAGTCTTTCAGCGGTTACGGTTTCTAACTGATTTTTATAGTCATCAATTTGTTTTTGCAGATCTTCATTTCCACTGTTTGATGCTTTCAACTGCTCAACAAGCGCATTTGCGGCGGTTAAATCTTCGTTTGCCGTTTTTAGCTTTTGAGACTTATCGTTAAAATCAGCTTTAGGTACAGCATTTTTCGGAAATTCTGATTTTATTTCTTTTGTCGCTCCATCTAGATCAAACTTCCCATCCTCTCCGACGTGTTTTGATAAAATTTCTTTGATCCATTCCATGATTCATTCTCCGTTCCTTTTTATTCTGGTTGGTACCAGTTTAGAGTGTGAGTTATACCGCTCACTCGGTAGATAAACAGTTTAATGTCATATTCAGGACAAAATAAAAGCCTAGCAAGCTAGACTAAACAAACCAAAATCCTCAAACTTCAAAGCAAGACCAATTTGCTTTAATCCTTCAACCATGCTTCCTCCTTTTATGAATATACTTGCTCTCTAGAATAATCCCGGCGTAACAATTGATCATGCTCATTGATAAAAGTACGCAGTGCTGCTTGACGTCGTCTGACTAGTTGTTTGAAGTGCAGAACATCTTCTTTGTTGTCCATTGTCGTTGCTGCGTTCAATTGCCGCTTAGCACGTCGAATAGCGACTTCCATGCGGCGCTGTTTTGCAACTAAGTCCGCATTGTCAATCGCTTGTTTTGGATCATATTGATTCATATGAACGTCAAGATCCGGATCATAGATTTGAATGTACAGTCGATGCCTGCAGTTTATCCCCTGTGTGCCATCAGGCTCACCGTACCCATGATCATATATCGATGAAATGTGCCGTAATTCTTCCGGTGCATCTTCAGTGCGGACAAGCAATACCCATCCACCTTGAATATGGGCACAGTGTGGTCGTGCAGCCACATGGCTACTCATTAAAGCAGTGACGATGCCATGCTCTAAGCCTCGCTTAAGTCGCAGATCTTGATAGACTCGATGCGTTGTGGTTTTCAAAACCATCCGAACGTAGCGCTCAAGGCTCCATTCACGCCCTGCCTTGTCGACAAAGGTCGTCATCACCCCTTTCTCCACCATCGCATAGATCGACTCTCTAAGTGCCTGTTGTGGCGTTTTTGTGCCTCCGATGATTTTGGCCACAGTATCGTTTAAAACTTGTTGATACATCTTAGCCAGTGGATTATTCGGATAATTAGTGTCGATCAGCGTTTGATTGACATGATTGTCGAGATCTCGCCATTGCTGATTAAGATACGACTCCATCACATTGTCAATCTCAGTTCGTGATGGCGGTTCTTTTCCAGTTTGTTGAGATAAGTTTTTGTCAAGATCTGAAATGACTTCAAACCCCATATCCACGATGATTTTACGTAGCTGATCATAAGAATACTGACTTGTTTCACTGACCAATTGCTGCAAAGATTGTTGATTCAATAAATTTAATTGCTGCATCTTTTCAATTTTCCAACGAAAAGCGTTGTCCTCATTCAAAGGCGTTCGAGTTGGCATTTTCAAATGCTTAACAAGCATCCTCATGATCTCATCTTCCATCGCCATATAAGCATCTTGAATGTAAGAAGCCTCAATATCTAACTGGTTAGGTGTAATGGCCATTCAATCACTCCTCGAAGTCTTCGTATCCAGAATCTCGTATTTTACCAGTAGTCTCATCAACTACATCTAATTGCGCTTGTCGGTAAAGATCTTTTGCCTTACTTTCAGGCAACTTCATTATTTTGGCTAAAGTTAACCATCCGGGAATCAGCCCATCGTTTTTCAGTTCACGATAATAATCAGATTCTGACTTTTTATCTAAGAAGATGCCATCATCAAAATTCACACCGATCTCTTCACGATTTGGAGATTCACCACTAAATAGTGGTTTCCCGTCAACTTCTGTGGCTCGACCTAGCTCACACAGCGCTAGCACAACATCCCGAATGAATTCCTCTAATTCGGTTGTTTGTTGGTTCCTTGATTGATACGTTTGCGAGTTCTCGCTGATTACCTCAGTTGCCGTCTTATTCGTAGTACGTACCCCGGCACCATCGAAAACGAACGTACCAGTCGACAGCCCCACTTCCATTTCTAGAAGTCGCAAGCGATGATTAATTGCTCCAATGTATTGTTCTGTTCGAATTTCATGAGTTAAATCCGTAATCTTAAAATCATCTGGTTTAGATCCGGGAATAACCACATAGAAATCATCGTTTGGTTCAAAGGTCAAATCAATATTTCCAGTCTCTTTGTTGGGTACACCATCCAGCATCGATTCAGGAACAGCAACTCGCCGTTTTCCCACATCAATTTCATGATCAAACGCATCCAACGCTTTGTTTAGTCGATCAAGTGTTCGTTTACAGTTATCGTACACACCAACACCAAGTGGTGAGTATGGGTTGATATTGTTAAAACCAGCTGTCTTGAAATAAGAGAAGATAGGGCGTTCAATTTCTTCCCCATGCCTCGCTGGATCCAACTCTGCATATTGTTCCAAAGTGTCCAACGATACCTGCATTCCTAAAACATTATATTTTTCACTTTCATAAAGCTCATTTAGTACCCAATACTCTCCATCGATCCACTGGTGAAACTCAAGTAGCGTGTAAAAGAATGTTTTAGAGCCTTCAGTTTTGATGGTTTTAAATGCAATCGCACACTGACTGATTTTATTTGTACTACTCTCCAATGGGTAAAATGCATCAGGTAGCGCCCATGAGAACTCAATTTGTCCAGATTGATCATTGAAGTAAGGCCGTACAACCAAGCCCCCAAGTGCCATTGCTGGTTCAAGGTACTTGCTAAGATTGCGTTTGAAGTCATTATGTTGAAACACAGACTCTATCCAAGCGCTAGCTTCATCATATTTTTTTGATTTATCATCTTTTCCGATCGTGATTTCTGCCTGTTCATTGAACATTACCTTCGCATATTCAGAAGCAACCTTGCGGGCCATATTGATATTCGCCTTTGCTCTTTGATCAGAATTACAATGCGTGTACCCTTGGTAATAAAGCAAGCTGTTTTGAATACGATCATACTCTTCACGACTCATTTGGATCTTTGGATGATCTAAAATACTTTGTAGCTCTTTTTTCGCTCCTATCGCAACCGCCCCCTTTCCAAAAACTCTTTTTATTGCTTGCCAAAATGACACCTGATCACCTCCTGCTAAAGAACATAGCGTTTCGTAAAGTAATTAATCGCATAACGACATTCGTCTAATGCATGGTTGTTTTTATCCACTGGGTAGCCAGAATCATTCCGAACGTACATTCCTAATTCTTTGATGAAATGATAGTGACCATACTTGCCATCATGATCGTAAAGAAAAAAGCGTCCTTTTGAAAAGGCGCTTTGCGTTCGTTCAATCCCTACTTCAATTTTAGTGCCATTGCTGGTTACTTTGTCTTTTGAGTTGTTGTCTGCTTTTGTTGTGACGATTCCTAACACACGTAATTCCTCACTCAATGACTTACAGGCTGGATCGACAAAGAATTTTGAATGCTTAGGTAGCCATGACCACTCTTTATAACACCATTCTTTAAACTCCTTAATTTCCTTGGCATACTCACTCATCGCTTTCGTGACACCCGTGTCGGCACCACTATGGTAGAAGTTAGCCATCCGATAGAGATAATATTTTCCGTCTTTCCATGTAACGAGATTTAAGGAACAGGTAGTTGCATCACTTTGTCCGCCGTCTGCACTAAAGAACGCTTCTACAGGCTTGCCTGCGATTTCTTTTGTCATATGGATATCTTCATTAAACATTGAATAGATCACACCCTCAGGCATCACACGATCACCTAGCCAATCTCGTTTGTACAGATACTCGGAGACTTTACATTCCGCTTCCCATTCTTTCAAAGCTTGTTTCGTTAAAATAGGATTATCTTGTGGTCGCCAATGACGAAACTTAAAAGACCCAGTTTCTATAAAAGGTTTAAGAGTTTCTAGGTTCGGATGATTTGGTGCTGGCGGATTCTGTTCAGCGAGATGATAACGAAAACTAGAAGCTTTAGTCCGACGAAAAGCCTCCTCTATGACTGCTTTGTTAAGCAGATTGAATTCCAAAAAAGTGACAGTTCCAAATGACATACCAGTGATAGCGCCGACAGCATTTACTTTTCCGCCGCCTTTATAATAGATCCGCTTTTCTCCCTCTGGTAGATTGATCCATAAATGATCCCCATGCTCATCGTGTCGAATTTCAGCACAGCTGGCAAAGATATGTTCCAGTCCGAACCCTTCACAATCCATAAACATTCTGTAAGCTTGTTCTTGGTTATAAGCAAGTACAAGATGATTGGTGTCGGGATGTCCTGCATAGATCAACGCCATTTTCTGCGCATCTGACATGGTTTTGCCTGAACGAATCGTTCCCTCGTTCAATTCCATCCGAATTCCCTTGAGCGATTGGAAAATATTCTCTTGTTGCTTAGTCGATAGTTTCAACTGGCTCATCTGTATCACTCTCCTCCTCTTTCTTTATTGGACCAATAAGCGATTGGCCGATATCAATAAGGCCTTGTACTTTACTCTGTTCTTTTTTATTTAACACCAGCTTAGATGCTTTATTTTCGATAATATCAGCCTCAGATTGAACTTTGCGAATCTGCGCTTGTTTCAATTCATCAACGGTGAAGAACTTCAGTAGTTCAGACATAGCTTTTTGTTTGTCATAAAGTTTGACAGAAACACCATCTTTGCCTTTTTTGACCTCTTGAATAAGTGTGCCATCTACTTCTTCACTATTTTTCAATCTAACATAAGAAATTTTAGCGACTTTCTGTTCACCTGTTTCTTCATCAATTGCAGGATTTCCGTTCTCATCAAAGAGTAAATGATCCTCCGTTCCAAAATCGCTATAATCGGCTATGTCAGAATAAGCCTGCTTAATATATTCCGCTATAACATCTTGTACATCAACAAATATATCCTTTTGCAGTTCAGCTTTTAATCGGTGCAATTCTGCCTTTACACTAGCATTTACTAGCAGACGGCTTCCGTTGACATTGGCTGTTTTATAATCGCATCCATAAGCCTGTTGATATGCCTTAGTAGCATTGAAGCTTTGTAGATAATAAAGACAAAACAGTTTTTGTTGCTCTGTCAGATCATTATTATCTATTACTGGATGCACCTCTTTTTTGTGTGCAACCTTTTCTTTTTTTGTTGCACCCTTTTTTTCAGGAAAACCATCCCACTTTCTAGACTTCCAAGACTTAACTGTATTGATAGATACATCGTATTTAGCGGCTATGTCTTTGTACTTCATGCCGCTTTGATAATCTATGTATGCTAGTTCCCACTTTTTCACATTACACACCACCTCACATTCTTTATTGGTTAAGTTTCGTTTCGAAAAAATTATGCCGTCAATACGACACCTTTACTTCTTAATAGTTTCTTGATTCGATCCAATACTTGTTTCACTTTCAATGCCTCCCTTGAAAATTATCCTCAATCACTTGCTGCAACACTATACCCAGCCGATTGACCATATCTTCATCCTGATCGTCAAATCCTGCTTCGTTAAAGATTGCATGCATCAATTCATGATAGAAGGTAGCTTTCTTACGTTCGGCACTTAGATCTTCTAGTATGGCTATTTCTGTATGATCATAGTCACAGCACCCAGCGTGATTGCGATTGCCATCTATATCGATAAACGGCTTTTCGATAACATCATATGCGACTGCTCCTACTTTGATTTTCTTAAGCATGTTTGCTTTACCATAAACTTCGTAGGTTTGATAAAAAATTTCAGGTTTACAAGGATATATTTCATCATCAACGCCTCGAATCAAATAATCCCCAACATTCACATGCATGTCGCCTTCTAATGTCTTAACGAAAAGCGCTCCGGGAAATTCTTTGTCTCCCGATCTATAAGTTCCGTAAAACAGAGCTCCTCTCTCGTAGGCTTTCACTGCCCAATCAGGAACATAGTATTTACCTTTCGAGTTCATAAAATCCCCATCATACTGGAACGCCTCTATAACTACCGGCTTTTTTTGAAATTTCATTTTAGTTTCCTCCTGAAAAATTTATGTAAAAATTGCTGTATCTTGTCGTTGTGCCTTTGCTTTCTTTGGATCAATGGTTCTGTTTATAAATTCATCGGGTCTCAAATAGAGATCTATATCGTTTTCAGATTTTATATCGTGATACTCTACTAAATGCTGTTTGATAATCTCTATTGATTTCCCTCCAAAACAAAAAGTCCGCTTATTCAAAGTAAAGCGGCATTAATTCATTACTTACTTTAAATTCAATTGTTTTTTGTTCCTCTCCATCTTGATATGTTCGACTTAGCGTGGAATATTTACCTGTCTTATTTTTTAACTGAACTACCATGCCTTTTTTACAATACACGATTCCGTTGAGTACCAAATCAACTAACGCTAACATACACATTGCCCCCTTATATATAATAAAAAGACCACTCAAAGAGTGATCTCATATGTAAAAACTACACCTCAGCAACGAGATGCAGTTATAGCTTTATTAAGCAACCTACACAAGCCCGACATCCGCTTCTCCTCCCTGCCACAGCCTCAGTTGCTATTGTTATGGGTCAGATACTTATTACACTGGCCGGTGTTAAATAAGTCCTCCCAAAGTCGCTGGCAAGGAATCGAACCTTGCAACACCATTTTCCGATATTTTACAGACTCTCCGTTGCAAAAGCTCTCGCTACTAGGATTGTCTATCTTTACGGGACTCATTCAAGATGCCTCTTGTCTTTACCCTCGACGGTCTCTTGCCAGCTGCATAAACTAAGCTCAGGTGTTCATTACCACTGATTTAAGTTATTAGCGTCTACCCTTTCCGCCACAGCGACATTATTACATTGTGAACAAGCATACATAGTGTATAATTTTAATTATTAGCGAGTGGCCCGCTAAAATAATAAGGAACGGTGGTGAACTCGAATGAAATCCTATGTTCTATCATATGATTTACACTCTCCCGGTCAAAAGTATCAAAAAGTTGTCGAAACAATTGAGTCCTGGAATTGCTGGCATATTAAGCCATTAGAATCCTTCTGGCTAATTAATACCAGTATGACTGCAGAACAAATGAGAGATAGTTTAAAAAAACATGCGCTTGATGACAATGATTTGATTTTTGTAACTGAGATAGGTAACGATCATTCAGGGTGGCTCTATACAGAATCTTGGAAATTTATCAATGAAAATATTTATTAACCGTCATTACTACTTTTTTTACCCAAAATCACTTGAATATCAACTTGCTCCTTGCTACTCCTAATAGCTTGGAGCAATTCTTTTACTTCTTCTGGCGTTGCTTTAATTGTGATTTCCATTCTTTGTCCTTCTTCCCACACATAAATCAATAGACAGCACCATATGAACTATCTGTAGGAGCTGAACCCCACATCCTTTAGTTTATTTGCTGCTGTCTATCGAAGCTTAATTACAACGATGAGGGAGATTTCCTCCCTTCAAATTGTTTTTGTCGATGTCCTGTTTCCTAATCTTTCGACACTATCATAATAAATCATTTTCTAGGTAGTTGATTGGTACAAAAAAGGTATAAAAAGGAAAGCTTTTGGGTAGTAAATGGGTATAAAAAGTGTAAAAACTGGCTACTTAAAAGCAACCAGTTCTAAGGAAGAAGCAAATTGAATGATGATTTTGTTCGATTCTGCTTTTACAGATTCCTCGCTCGTATTATTTCTTTGAGAAGTTACATAAATTGACATACCGTTGATATAGCGATCATAGAATATCTTTTTTCGCCTCTCTGTTACATCAGGTTTATGCGGATGCTGAATTGCTGAATAGCCACGAACAAATAATTTGTGCAAGTACTCAAATTCTTCTTGCGCTTCCTCTCTCTCAATCATCATTCGTTCTGCTTCAAATGTATTATTTGCTGTAGAAGGTGGAACCAAGGAGTAAGATGCTGTTACTTTAGGCTCCCGAGGTTGTCCTATCCTACATCTAGCTGACAGATATGCTGAAAGAAAAACACCAACATTATGTTTTGTGCGATCCATATCCACATCTTTTGCCTCTGGTGTCTCATACTTCTTTACATCGAAAAGTACCATCCATTGATTCCTCCATTTATGATATAATAATTGTGTCAGAATTATTAATTAAAGTCGGAGGAATCCGGCTTTTTTATTTTGTACGTGAAATAAGTTCACCCGATTTATATGCCTCAGCGAATTCGATCAAAGCTACGGATTTCATTCTCTCAATAGTTCTGTCAGAATATCCTAACTTTTCCCCAATTTGATACATGGTCATCTTATTAGGAAAACAAAAGCTATAATAAAGAACTTGAAAATGAATTTTACTTAACCGCACTAACGCATCAATAACCGAATTTCGAATGCTTACCGCTTCAATAATTTCTTCATTTTGACTGTCATTTATAGGTTTAAACTTCTTAGTAATCATCATCACGGAAAAGTCCACTTTCACTGGTCCAACTAAACGTTCTAAATTTCTATAGTTGTTTAATACTGCCCTTGCATTTTTTCTTGTTTGTTTAACATCTATATTCTCCAAAGGTTTTGCCATTGTTCCTTCTCCTTCCAGTTGTAGAAAAATACTCATATTTGTAAGAAAGTTTAAAGAGCGAAACTAAGCTTTCATAACTTCCATATCCACTAATCGAGCAACCGCAATATTCGCTTTGCTCTTCGCTAGTTCTTTGTCACAGTCCATCGTATTCTCAATACGAATAACTGCTGAATGATTGTACACACGTTCTACATACCCTCTAATTGGATGAATAAACTCTTCCGCTGTGCAACGAACCATATCACCGACTTTAATTTCTGATTCCACTTGCTTTATAGGATTTTTAGTTGGTAGATCCATCATCAAGCCACCAATTCCATAAGCATCAGTGTAAAATTCGTCTTTTAGTATCATTCCGCTTCCTCCTGTTTAGGTCGTTGCCCATTTCCTTGAACTTTAGTTCCCCGATATTTGATGGCGCAATCTGCGTGCTGGATCCTCCAATATCCGTTTTTCCTCTCGAAATGCCCTTTACCACGATCAACGAAGCCTCCACATCGATAGCAATAGCCTGGATATTTATTTCTCATTGACGGCCTCCTGTTCCAATCCCCATCGAGCGAATACAGTTAGGACTTCGAATTTTTGTTTTTCTTTCAGTTTGCCCCATGCGTCTACATGAGGTAACGGGCTAACTCCTATTTCTAATCCTTCATAGACATCTTCTGTGAAACTCCATAACGTATATTGAAGATCATCTCTTTTGAATTCATTCTTTAGAAAATCAAACACGATTTTTTGGTAGTCGTTGAGTTGTAGTTGCATTGCTTTGGCTATAGATCCAGCTAAATCATCGACATTTTCGTCTGTCCATTCCTCAAAATCTTCTAGAGAGATAGTGCCTGTTTCAAATGCTGACTTGACTCTTGTTAACTGGTACGTGTATGTGTCCTCGAGTGCAATATGCTCGCTTATCACTTCTGCTATTTTTTCTTTTAAACTACTCACAATAAATCCTCGCTTTCTTGTGCCCCTCATTTTTGAAGGTCACAAATTAGGTTTGCTATTTTGTCGAATCATTCCCTGCCACGACTATCTAGATAACAATTGATTAAACATATTAGTATTCCATCAGCCATGAAACGATTTTTACCACTTTTGTCATAGTAACGTATACTCGGGAATAAGAATGATACTAGAAATATGATAGTCACAATATGATTCATCCTTCCTCCACCACCTCAAACATCAAGTCAAATAGATCTTTCGCAATATTTAAACGCCCGCCATCACTGACCAAAAATACTTCTTCGTCATTCTTTGCTATAGGCTTATGCTTGTCGTTTTTCCAAATGCTACTCTCTATAACTTCAAATCTTTCGTCCATTTCAATACCTTCTTCATCAACTGCTGGCACATCAAATGTTTCTAAGCATTTGTATTTCATACTTTCCCTCCTTCATATCACTTGTAACTGACTCTCTAATTGTTCAAATATTGCTGCTATTAATTTCAGCGGAATATTTGAACGTTCGTTGTAATTTCTACTAAACTCATTAAACTTCACGTCATTTCTAATCTTTTGCTTCTTTAGATCTAGATAGATGTTACTTTTAAATTTTGTTGCTTTGCTAATTGGATAGTCATAATTGTTGTAGTAAGTCTGATTATCAAAAGGGATGTGAAATCCTAACACGCGTTCAATATATTCCCACATCCGACTGCTTGCCGGATTTTCGATCACGTAAATTGTAGGCTGATACCTCTTAATTATCTGAATGGTATTAAATGTACAAAGCTCTCCATTAATACGATTTATCAAAGATTTTTCCGGCTTAAACTGATATCCACTGTAATCTTCATAATCTCTTACTGTAAACCTGGATAACGGAATCTGTGGTTCAAATAATCCATCGCCTTGTTCTTGTTTCCAGGAAGCATTACCGCCTTTCATGGCGCTAGCTATGGACCACGATTCGCACGGTGGACTAGCTAATATGACATCTGGTTTTGGCAATTCGTCTAAAGTATCGAACAACGTTGTATTTCCAAACAGCCTAGAATAATCCGCTAAATTTAGCGGGATGAAATGGTCATGCTTGTTCTCTATATCTAATCCCACACTGTACAGTTCAATATCCGGAAACTCATTCGCTGCTTGAGCATAACATCCGTTGCCACTGTCAAATAGCGCCCAAACGATCACTCACTCTACCTCCAACAACTCTGAATTCTGGTATAAATTTCCGACGACCTTTACATAAGGCTTTAGCCTAGCTAATAATAAACTTCCGGCACACCATGTTAAGTCGTGTTGATCCCATCCAACTACATAATTGCCTTCGATTTCTATTCCTACACCTCTATCTTCTTTTCTTTGAAATGGATGATGTTCGACCGCTACAATATCCCCATCAAAAATCTCTACACCGTTCTTGTCTTTCAGTCCTGCGGATTGCATGAGTTCAATGTCATCAAAAATAACCTCAACTGTATTACCTAAAGAGTAAACGACGTGACTATTTAAAGGAAAATCATCTCCAATCCAAATTGATCTAACTTCGTGCATACATTTATTATTTTTATCCCACACTCTAAACTTCGGTATCATTCGCCGTCCTCCTCGTATTTTTCAATCAATTCCATTACTTTTTTTACTATTTCAAACTCAACAGCTTTTGATTCTTCGAAATCATGTACAATTTCTGGATACAGCATATCGTCAACTACCCATATGATAATTTGACGTTTGTCAGCAAAGCTTATGGTTAAATGATCAGATTCCACAGACACTGTTGCTCCTGATTCGATATCATATAAATCCATGCTGAATTGAATGAGCCTTTTTATCATTTGCTGCCCTCCTAATCTTTCATCCAAAACATAAACCGTACCAAATCTTCTTGCGTGCCATTTATATAAATGTTTAGTTGTGCTCCAACTGCCACCATTATTCCAATAGCCAGTAGAACGACTCCTAATACTGTGTAACCTCTTTGTTTTTTACTCTTATGATTGATAAAATAGAAACCCACCAATGATAGGATTCCGCCAATTACACACCAAAATATTGTTAATCCGACCATTCTTTTCTACCTCCCAAATCTGCGTCTTTCTCTTTCCACAGCACCGTTCAAGTCAAGATAGATCCCTTTTCCACCTTCTAAAAATTGCGGTTTTAAATAATATGATTTATTTTCGATATCCCATTTACATATTTTGCCGATTACTGAAATAAAACGTTCGCTGTTGATTGTTGGATTCTTTCTCGTCTTTTTGTTAGGTCGATAAAATCGTACAGCACCTTTTTCTCCTTTAGTGGTGGGTACAAGCGCAATGATTCGTTCTTTATCATTCAAGTAAAGTAACGCGTATTCGGAATATTTTAAGCATGCTGCTGCAGACTTACTAAAATTCAAGCCATACTTTGATAGAGTCACGCTAGGTTCTCTTTCTTGGGTACCTAATTCGATTAATTTAAAATTTGATGTTAATTTCATTTTTCTTCCTCCATGTATTTAAATTGACGACTCTTAGAATCAATATCCATATGCTTCGCTCTGCTCCATATGATATTTTTTGACAGCCCAGTAATTTCTGCTAACTGTTCAGCTGTGCCTGTAACTAGAATTCTGTCGTCATGCCAAATCGCTATTTTTCGACCTGGTCGTTTTCGTCCAGACTTTTCCTTAGGCCAAATCGTTTTAGCGATTCTCTGAACTTCTGCGACTGTCTCCTCATTTTCTTGCCACTTCTCCGAACACGTCAGCGCAGCAATTCGTTTGATTTTTGCTTTCTTATTCATTTTTTACACCTTCAATCTCACATTCACTCTCAAACTGTCTGGTGATACGCTCAAGCGCCTTTTTATACTCGATAATACTTTTTATCACGTGACCTTCTCTCAGCACGTAGTCACGCTGTATGGCTCTTAAACACATAGTCAGTGTTTGATAGTAACCAATAAAGGAAGTCGATTCTTCCTGCTCGCCTTTAGCATTTTCGGTATATTGGATCTTTCCAGACTCATCACGTACGACACGTGAGAGAACGATATTTTTGCAATCACTTGTAGTTGCGATCCGATAGTCTTCTATTCGCATATCTAACATTCATCCTGCGCCTCCTTTATTATTTTTAGTACTTGATCAAGTGCGCTCTCACGTCCGCCGTGAAATGTATTTAACCATTTGTCTTCATACGATGCGCTTTGCCTCATCGCTTCTTTGTGCATTAGCTCCACTTGAGCTTTCAACTCATTAATTTCCATGACAGTAACCTTGTCTTTCGAGTTCTATTAAATGTGCTTTTAGTCCTTTGATACATTCCCAAAAAAGCAATTTCATATAAGCTGTTTGCCTTAGTTTTGTACGATCAATGTAAAAAGCATAATAATGACGTAATTTCGCCCAACATCTACGATCATTTTTGATCTGTTCGAGATTAACTGCTGCCAGTTGATCATGTACGATTCCTAAAATGTCATACTCCTCATCTTTTTTGTACTTAGCGATTTCTTTAATTAATCCTAAGTAGTCAAAATTAATATCCAAATCTTCTCCCCCTTACGCTTCATCCCATCGGGGCTTATTTGATCGTTCTAGCGCTTTTTTCTTTTGATAGGCTTCTTGGTCGATTGCCCATTCAGGAAGTGTCTCTCGTCTTCCTGTGCGCTTGTAGCTACTATTCATCTTCTTAGGCTCACTTTTTTCTTTCCTTGCCCAGCTTCGAATAGTGGCCAAGTAATTTTTATAAGTTTTACCAGCTGATTCACAATACTCGGATAACCGTTCAATCCGTTCTTGATAATCGTTAGGGAATTCTGTTTTGAGTTTCTCCATTTGGTCATCTGACAAGAGAACATTTTTATACTCTCCGTATTTATGACGGATGGGCTTAGCCTTCGATTTTTTCGAAGGCGGTAACTCTCTTATATATTCTTTTGTATTATTAAATGTATTATTAATAGATGTATTATTATCTTGATAGATTTCTGGGTGACCCCCCACCCATTTTTCTGGGTGACCCCCACCCAAAATTCTGATATACCTAGCCTCGATTTCTCTACTACCCTCTTTGTACTTCACTTCTCGATAGATATAGCCTTTTTCTTCAAGAGATTTCAGCCAATTTTGAATCGTTGATTTTCCTACACCATACTGATTGGCAAAGTACTCATTGCTAGCCCAGCAATACCCTTTCTCATTACATAGAGCTGTGATTTCTCCATAAAGAAGTTTTGCACTAGGTATCAATGAATCGTCATATCTAACATTTGCAGGTATGATAGCGTAATATCCTCTGTGATCCACTGTTTATCCTCCAATATTTAACTTTTTGATCGTTTCTTGATTTAACTTAATGCCCTTTATTTGATACTTATTTTTAAAATTAGTCACACCTAGTTGATGTTTTTCCGTGTGGTGTATTCTGCAAAGTCCTGCGTAAGTGTATTCTGAATGATCAATTTTCTTACGTTTCCGTCTACCCAACGCTTTATCGAAATGATCAATGTCAGCTCCTGTTCTTCCACAGATACAACAGACTCTTTTCGTAATACACTTGTAGAAGTAGTATTCTTGATTCGCTGGTAAAATCTCATAACCTTCTTTGAATGGAATATGATGTTCAAAGATGAAATCTAAGATGATATTTGCTAGGATGTTTACGTCACTTACAGTTGTATCCGATTCGTCCTTGAGGCTTATTTTTCGCCCTGTGATGCCTTCAAAACGGAAGTAGAAGAATTCCTTCCAGAAGTCCGTTGGTGTACCTGTATTGATGAAGATATCGCCTATGAGCGCATAGATGAAGTTTCTTTGCTGGGCTGTGAAGCGACGTGGATCAATAAAGCGAATTTCAATGATCCGATCACCTTCATAGCCTTCGTACATCGTTTTAAGTCGTTCAATGTTTACTTCTTCGTTGATTGTTGCGGCAATGTCTTTTCCTTTGAACTTTCTAAGAACTGCTGAATAGGAATCGATTAATGAATTAAACACTTACATCACTTCTTCTTGTTTAATTCATTTCGTTTTTTAGCAATTGCTCTTTCCATCAATCCGCATTGTTCATAAGTTAAATCCTCAAGAGCATTTACTTTCTCAGCAATTAGATTCCGTTTAACAGTCTGTTCGTTAACAAATTCGATTAATGTAGGCACCATGTCTTCGCCCATTTCTCCATTGAAGTTATTAATTATTTCTTCAAGCATATTCAATTTTTTTGTATCAATTTTTGGCGGAGCAGGAATATCTTCCCCTTGATAAACGTGTAATCCTAACCCATGGAGAGCTAAAGCTTTAACAAAACAACGCTTAACCGAGTTATTAATCTGACTTGCATCTGGTTTAGCAATTGGCTTATTGTTGTAATCTGTCACCGGGAAAAGTTCTGTCTCAGTCCTACCTCTTAGCGTGACAGACACAGAAACATAAGTTCCTGTTTCATCTGTCAAATAAGGTTTGTGCTCTTCAACCAGAAAATCTTGGTGCGTTCCTGAAATTACTCTATAATGTTTATACTCGTTTATGGTTACTCTTGCCTCTGGATCGTCCTTTTTCATCATCTCCCACGCTCGTGCCCATGACAGATAATCGAACTTACCCTTCTTCTTTAGAGACTTACTAAGTTTTCTACTAAATAGCTTTTCAAAATTTGTAGTTTCATTCGTTTCGCTCATCGAATACCGCCTCCATTTCAGCAATGTATTTTTTCCCTTGCCCGTAGTATGAGATATCGATCAAATTTCCTCTCTCGTACTCTTCAAGCGCATCAATCAAGCCATCTTCGATGACGTAGATATATTCAGGTTTATTTGAATGTTTTGATAGATGGATAAGATAGATATGATCCCAAAGACTCACAAAATTACCTAAATCATCTTGATCACATGCTAGTTCTTCATCTGTCAAAAGATTTCTTCTGATTTTTCGGTTGTTTGTTTCCTTAATATTCGTTTTACCCCAATCGGGGTCATTCAAATATTGATCTAGAGTGGAAAGTTCTTTTTCCATGTGATAGAATCTCCTTAGTTATGATTTTTTGAGTGACTCTATGCTTGCAGGCGGAGTCACTTTTTTTGTATTTTTTCTCCACACTTTGGACAATAAGGTCCATCCCATGGTTGACATTGTTGCAGTAAATTGCTATTAAGTCGTAATGTATAGCTACAATCAGGACAATAAAAAACATGTCTATAAAATAGATACTCTTTTATTTTTTGTCTTAGTTTCATTTGATCTCCTGCCATTTCTTTTGTTTATTGATTACCTGTTGACTTAAGAAAGTTGACTTATTGTCATACCACCATCGATCAGCAATCACCTTTCCTTTTTTCAAAGCTTCTTTTCGTTTCATATGTTCTCCTTTCCTTGGAATCTAATAGGTTCATCAAAACCATTAAACTTGCGAAAATACTTCCTCCCACTACGCTGTAGTGTGCTACTAGTACGAGTAAACCTAAGATGGCTCCAATAAAAAGCGTGTCTGTCTTTTTCATAGTCTTATCTCCATTTCATATTTATAAGGCGATTAAGCCTATTTTTGTTGTTTTTTTAATGTTCATTTCCCTTTTGTTATAATTAGATTATCAGCACGGCAATGCTGAAATAATCGAAAGGAGAACTTCAAAATGAATGTTTCAGAAATTAAGGAACTTTTTTCCGTTGAAGAGGTGAACCAACACCTATCTGACGGATGGGTGTTCATTTCCGCGCATACCCACTTTTCACAAGGAGCTTATATTGCTCCAGGATCTTTACCGCCTGCATCTGTCTTTATCGTCGGTAAGGTTTAGCGTCAATTGTCACTTGAGTAATAACATCATATTTTTGCTTAAGAGTTTCTAAATCCTTTAGAAGCTCTTTTGCTTGATCATCGTTTTTTACTAGAGCGATGATTCGTACTGTGGTTTCTTTTTTCTTTTCCATAACTTTCATCTCCATTTCATATTTATAAGGCGATTAAGCCTATTTTGATACTGCAGTTCTTGATATTGTTTCAACTCATGTTTAGCAGCTTCAATCTGCCGATCGCTTAACACGCTTTTTTTATCGTGGACAAGGTACTGCAAGTCTTGAATAGATTTTGCGATTGACTTCTCAATCAATTCTTCCTGCTTAAACATGTAGGGACCGGTAGTCGCTATCATTTTCTTTTGGCACTTTTCCCTAGCCATAGTCACTTCTCACCTCAATCTACTTTCAAAAGTATTTGCCTATTCCAGTAATTCTTCTGCAAATTCTAGCTTTTCAACTAATTTCTTGGCTTCTTTCAACTGATCAATGGTTAATTGAATTTTTTCACTAGTTAGGCAAACAACAGCAGCATCCTCGGTTATGACAGTTGAACCCAAATCTCTTGCAGCATTTAGAAACATCTCAGCGCCTTCCATCGTTGTTTCCCACTCTTGCCATTTTTGCTCTAACTTTTTATTGATTTTCATTTAACTTCCTCCTACATTTCCAATTCTGTTTGAATCTGATTAATACGTTCTTTTGTCAAAGATGATGGCTCCCAGTTGTTAATGAAGTTCAAAGCTTTTCGGAAATCTTTATCTTTAATTCGCCCACGATTCGGAACGTTGAAAAGCTGTTTGATGCTAGATCCTAAATCTTGATACAACATACCTTTGGCATTTTGTCCCAGATGTTGTTCCTTGCAGATTTGATAAACCTTCTTTCGAACGGCTCGATCGATTGTTCCTTTATCTTCCGTAGTGATCAGTTTGTTTTCTTCAATGTCTACCAGTCGCTCATTAATCTCATCGATACGTTGATTCGCTTCTTCGTTTGCAGCTAACGCCAATAAGGCTAACCCTCGTGGTGTATCTGGAATCTGTGGTTGCTGTTTGATGTGGTTTTCCATTTCGTTAAAGCGTTCGATATACGCTACTGCAAATTGAGTGCCCTTAGCTCCTGTCATTCGAGTTGAATAAAGTTCGCATCCTTTTTTGGTGCAATCAAAGCATGGGCGTTCTTCGCCTTTAGCATCTTTGTACGTTGACTCAATGAAATAGTTAACCGAGCCAATTTTGGCTTCGTTCAAATGTTCGATTAAGCTCCGCATATCCCGAATGACTTTGCTATGGTCTCTCCCGACCATTCCTGCTATTTCTAAACTATTGATAGTTCTTTCTAATTGATTCATGATGTTGCCTCCTTCTAAATTTTCATTTTGTTTATATGCGATCTAATATCATCTCGATCAAACCGATCTTCCTTCTTACTCCAAGGTATGACCGGTAAACCATCCGCAATCCACTCTTTTAGCATGTCGTCACCCATCCCTAAAATATTTTTCACTTCACTCTTATTGGGATAAGGTGGTAATTCCGTTGTTTTTGTTAGAAGCTTCATTCTCTTTTCAAATTCCAGTACTGCTATCTGAACAAATTGAGGTATAATTTGTTTTTCAATAACTTCATCCGGTATTGTTAACTGCATACCTACACCTCCTCAATAAATTTTTTAATCTTTTCGATTTGATGCTTCGGCTTATCTTTCCCATTTATGATACGAGATAGATAACCTTCATTTATACCAAGCTCATTAGCTAACCACGACCGGGACTTACTCTTCAATGCTAGAAAGACATCAACTTCTTTCTTTAAAGTCATTTGTCACACCTTCTTTCTTTTTTTATTAAACGTATTTAATAATTTTGGATATAATTCTCTTATTCTTTTTAGATTGAAACTAATCATTTTCATCACTGACAGCATTCGCCGAATTATCAACAGTTGTTACTCTTGATGCTACCGCACAAGCCACACAACTTATGTCAGAGGATGTGATGCCATCGACCTAGGATATATTTATTTTGCACAGTCACTTAACAAAAACACTTCTGTAGCTGCTGCTCTAAGTGGTAATGAAAATGATTAGTCTGTCATCTGTTTCCGCAGATAGATTTTTTTATGTTCGCAAGAATATTTACAAATTATATTGCAAAAAAGTATTGTTTACAGTACAATTAAAGCATACAAAATAAACCTTTCAACACATTGATTATTGCTGGGGAGCGTTTCAATGAGGTTTTATTCGGTAATTTATTTTGTAAATATTCTTGCTTACGAGATAACTATAACGGTAAACAGTACTTTTGTCAAATAGTTTTTTAATTGTTTACAGTACTTTTCTCTAAGCTTATATGGAGGCCTTTAAATGACATTATTTGATCGCATTAAAGAACTTTCAAAAAAAAGGGGAAAGAACCTCAAACAAGTTGCTCTAGAACTCGGTTATGGTGAAAACCTTTTTTACACTTGGAAGAGAAGTACACCCAATGCGGATAAGCTTCAGGATGTAGCAGATTATTTCGGTGTATCAGTTGATTACCTTCTTGGCAGAGATAATGTAGAAATGAAGAAACTAAATCCTGAAGAAGATGATTTGATTGTCATGTTCCGCAAAAATACATCAGACATGGATGACGATGAGAAAAAAGAATTCAACGAATCTTTAGACAAATTAATGTCAGTTGCCAGAGATTTATTTGAACGAGATAAGAAAAAGAAGTAAGGACTGTTGCCTATGTATAATCGAGAAACTTATGAGTATAGAGAAATTGATTCATACGACTACAAACTTTATTCCGAAAATGCACATTCTTTATTATTAGTAATTTCAGACTGGGCTGAAACGCCCATATCTGAGATTACTTATTTTCAAATTATTGAATTTTTTGTGGAGCATTTTGAAATAGAAATTATATTTTTTGATAGCGCCCAATGCCTCTTTGAGTCGCCGTACCATTTCTTTAACAGTGAAATTTATGAGGTAAGTTCAGTATTTAAGAAACGAGTTTCTGGTTTTACAGTAACTGATGGGCGATCATACAAAATTTTTTTACAAAAATACAGCAATAGGCAACGGATAGTTTTTACACTTTTGCACGAACTCGTCCACATCTATTTTCATTGCTCAGATAATTCATATACGCAAATTTTCGCTTCAATGGACGTTGATGGTCATTACCCCGATGAAATACTTCCATTTGAAGATGAAGCAAATGTAATTGCCTCTATCCTTTATCTGAACAATGAAAAACTGGTTGAATACTTCGACGAAGGGCTCTCTTTCGATTTAATATTAGTGAACCACTGCATCAGCAAGAGAGCTTTACACAATAGAATTAACAATTTTCTTATTTATGACTTAGGGTTAAATCCCAAAGTTGCATTCTTTAACTACTTAAAGCCATATAGAGAAGAAGTTTATGGAGATTACGCAATAACACAGATTCAAACATTGATGAGCACGCCTAAAAATCTATACTTTTAAAAACAAATATACCCCATCGAAGCTACAGACTTCAATGAGGCATAATTTTTATACACTTATAAATGTAATTATACTAGAAAGAGGGAATGAAATGAAGAAATTTATAATTTCAGGATTAATATCATCAATATTTTTGTTGGGAGGCTGTAGCAGTAATGAGGTAAAAGATGACTTAACGGAGGTTACCGCTGATGCGGAAGAAGTCGTTGAATCAAGCGAACGAGAAGAATTTGACATCAATTCATATTATACCAACACAAATTTTCTTGACTTTTATAGAAATCCAGATGAGTTAAAAGGAACAAAAACTCACTTTGTTGCTAAGGTTTTTCAAGTGATCGATGACGATGAGTTGGTACAATATATGGCAACTGTCACTCCAGCTCCAAATGATAGGAGGACTATCAAATTAGGGAAATACAAAGACGAATTAGAAACACGTATAATTGATGGTGACGAAATAAGAGTTTGGGTTAGATCCCTTGGAGAAATTTCATATACTACAAATAACGGTGGAACTAATACTGTTCCAGCCTTTTACATTGATGCATATCAGATTATAGAAGATTAGCCTACGAGCTTTTTTTTGATATACAATCAAACGTACACTTTTGAAAGGGGTTTTATTATGGCTATGATCAAACAATACACAAAGAAAAATGGAGAAAAAGCTTGGTATTTCAAAACATATTTAGGTATGGATCCGATGACGAAGAAGAAAAAGTATACTACCAAAAGAGGATTTAAAACACAAAAGGAGGCTAAAATAGCCTTATCAAGACTAGAATTAGAAATTGAGAAAAACGGACTTCCAACTAAAAAAATTGAAATTCCAACTTTCATAGAAGTCTATAATCTTTGGTACGAACAATATAAAAACACGGTCAAAGAAAGCACACTATTTGTCCAAAAAAATGCGATTGAAAAGCATATCCTTCCAAAGTTTGGATCGCTCTCGTTAGACAAAATAACCGTTGTTTATTGTCAAGAACAAGTGAATAATTGGTTCACTTACTATAAAAAATATTCTAATCTTATTGGCTTAACGACTAGGATAATTGATTATGGGCTTAAAATCGGTCTTCTCTCAACTAATCCAATGAATCATGTGATAAGACCACGAAAATCCGAACAAATTGATCAAGAAAAATATGTCTCCCCTTTTTATTCTAAAGAGCAATTGAAGAGTTTTTTAGAGATCTTAAACCGTTACGAAGACATACAACTGTTTACTATGTTCAGAGTGATGTCATTCACAGGACTACGAAAAGGAGAGCTACAGGCCCTGCGTTGGAAAGATTGCGATTTATCAAAAGGCACTATATCAGTCAATCAGACATTGGCAAAAAGTGAATACGGTAAAGAAATATTCCAGACTCCCAAAACAAAGCATAGCCGTCGTACTATTTCAATTGATGATGAAACTCTTAAGTACCTTGTATCTTGGAAAAAAGAGCAACGTAGAAGATATCTAAAGCTAGGTATTAATACTCTCAAACCTGAACAGCTTCTGTTTACTGACATTGACAATAAACATCTTTACCTCGATTATCTGAATAATTTTATGAAAGCTTTTTTAAAGGAACACAATTTAGAGAAGATTACTATTCACGGTTTTAGGCATACACACTGCAGCTTATTATTTGAAGCAGGCGTCAGCATTAAAGAAGTACAAGAGCGAATGGGGCACACCGATATAAAAACCACGATGGATATCTATACTCACGTAACCGAAAAAGCCAAGGAACAAACCGCTGAAAAATATGCCGCGTATATGAATTTTTAA